GGCCAGATAAGCCTTGCAGCGCTCGACTTCTTTTCTAATTACACCGGAGCGATGACTGAGAGTATTGGCTTCGGCGTCGATGGCATCGGCCTCGGCAAGCTTGTTCTTGATGTAGCAGCACATACCCTCAATCTTTTGGTCGCGCTCCATCTGTAGCGCCTCGAACTGCTGCAGGTTCAGGATTTCACCGTCATCAACACTGACAACGTGTTCTTCATCTAGCTGAATGCAGCTAGAGATTTTAGCATCAAGCTCGTATACATTAGCCATATTACTCAGCCTCCTTGCAAACGCCATCGTTTGGCATACCAGCGCCATCTGACGGCATACCGGAGCCATCAGCAGCAGGTTTTTCTGCGGAATCTTGCAGAGCTTTGTACATAACAGACCATTCATGAGACTGCAGCTCACGCATCTCGTTGAGCGTTGAGCCGATACGGTCAATGACATCAAGCTCTGCCTCCTGCAGGACCTCGTCTTGGTTGTCGTCCTCATTCCAGCGTTCCAGCAAGGCTACGTATTCACGCAGGCTCTGCATTTCAAGATTCAAACGCTGAATGAAAATATGGGTTTTCGTTCTAATCATTTTTGCACCTTACCTTTCTTTTTTGATTGTGGTGGTTTGAATTGTTTATACAACGCCCGACAATGCGGACAAGTATACGGTTCTTTTACTGTACGACTCACTATCCATTCAGTACCGCAAAAAATGCAGTCTGTGTAGTGAACACCACGGTCATCGGTTCTCATTTACAGCATCTCCAGTATATTCATTATTACTTCCTCCCTAAAATGTGTTATAATAGGAGATAGATGTTTGGTATCTATCCATCTTTACGCCCGCCAGTGTAGCAGCACTGACGGGCGTTTTTCTTACTCATCTGCGCACCTCTATGGGAATGAGGATTACATCCCCCGGCTGCAGTGTGCCCTTTATATTGCTAATCTCACGAGCATAATGGATGACTTCCCTCACATCTCTGCGGTCACCCTCTTGACTCATCACGCCACCGACCAAATGCCACAGCGTATCGCCGTCAGCAGCAGTAACCTTGACCACATAGCGGTCAACCGGGCGGCTGTAATCCCATGCAGCCCAAACGCAGCAGGCTACCAGTAAAGCAAACAATGCTTTTTTCATATCTACAACTCCTTCACGTTAAACGGATCAGTCACATCCTTGCCGTCATATGTGCTGAGGAACTCTTCCAAAGATTCCCGGCGGCATTTAAGGTTGCCAAGCTTCATGAATCTCAGCAGACCGGATTTCTTGAGCTTGTAAACGTAATCAACATTGCATTTCAGAAGTTTGCTTACTTCCGCAACAGTCAAAAGCTCTATACTTGCCATAATCTCATCTCCTTGCCTTAACCTTTGTTGGTGACGCCACAATCTGTTGCAACAGCAACGACGTTTTGTACATCACCATCAAGTAACATTTGATTAACCTCCAGAAGCAAGTCTATGTTTACACATAAGCTTGCTTCTATTTCATTTATGCCTTTAGCAAGCTGCTTGATTTCAGCAAGGCTTGCCGAAGGCATTTTTGCTTTGATTGTCAACATTGGCTTTTCACCTCTGTAGTTGCTGAAGTCGCTAAAGATTTAGCGCTGTCTAAACTTGGGTTATAAGGAACGGTATGATTTTTTATATCCGCTTTGACTAATTCAAAAACATTGTCGATAGCCGCTATTGGCACGCGCGCTTCATGCAGCGCCGCAATTATTGCTTTTACCGGCTCATTCGGATTGAATGATTGCATCCGTGAATCACCTCCGTGATATAATAAACCTTATAGAAAGGTGGTGATTATTGTGATTTGTAATATTTGTGGCAACGAAATTCTTGATGAAAGCCATGCTGAAAATCATTTAAAATTTCTTGCAGCAGCGGCAAAATGCGGATATTCCTATACTTATGCTGAGAGAGAAAGAATAAAGCGTACTCGCCGAGAACAGCTAAGCAACAAAAGTCTTTCCCTTAGTCAGCGTATAGAAGCTGCTGAAGAAGTTATGAAAATATTATTTTTCAGGAACATGGTTTCTTTAGATGAAATAAATTTAGCAATTCCCGAAAAAACATATTTTGCAAAGCTGCTTCATCAAAAGTCATTCTTAGAAAGCTTTGGCGAAGACGTTCATGCTGTTTTAGTTAAGCGTTACGGTTCTTTGCCTGGTCTTGAAGATGGGAAAACACATCAATTAGGCCTTCACGAAGTTTAATTTTATCTTCACTCGAAAGCTGCAATGTACGATCATCATTACCGTTCTTCATTGCAGCTTTTGCTGTAAACGGAATAAGATACTCAAATATTTTTATAAGGTCATACATGGCAAGTGTCACAAGCTCAGAGTCCAATAAAACCGTATCATTAATATGTTCAGATACGTACCAGATTAAATTACGGGCATAACACATTATTTCGGGATCCACATCTCCCCAAAACCGTTTTTCATACGGTAGCATCAGCTTGCTGGGAGCTTGTCTAAATCTTTTAGGCGTTTTAAAATCCATCTTTCCTCACCTCCCCATCTTCCGATAACACCTGCAGCACCCCATCACGCGGGTGCCGTTTTCATAATATGACGTGGCAACGGTCTGCACCGGAAAGTATTTTTTTAAAACCTTTGTGACACCGTGTTTCGTCAACGGCAGCAGGCTCTGTTCCATGCACCATTTTGTATAAGCGGTGTAAAAGTACTGAATCGGCGTGTCACGTTCCAGCGAGTCATACACGCTGGAGATGTACCGGTACGCGGCCTGCTCTGCCTCAGTAATATGCGCCGGCATCAGCGGCATCATTTCCTCAAGGTCGATGGAAAGCACCTTCGCCACCAGAGGCAGGCGTTCGCGGCGGCAGCTTGCGATGATGGCTGCAATGCGTATGCGCTGGTCAAATTCCAGCTGCGTGAAGTCCGTGACAGGCTCATCGTTGATAGGAACCGCCTGCGCCATAGCTTCGTACTTTCCGGTCTTTCTGATTGCCGGAATGACTTCGCTTGTCACCCAGCGCTTGAATTCCTTTGCTTTGGGCATCTTGCTGAAGAGGATGAGAGAGTAAAGACCGCTTTCGTTGATGATGACAGCATTACTTTTATAATTAGAACCAGTCCCCTGAATTAGGGTAGTGGTTTTATCTTCATCATCAACATGAACAGCGATAGCATTTTCAGGCTTTTTGTATCCCAAAATCTCTGCCACGTCCTTGCCGATAAACCACGGCTCTCCATTTTGCTGAATGGTACGAACCTGCCCAAAGTCAGGACTTTTAAAAATTTGCAAGTTATTCATTTCGCGCCCCCTTTTTGTTGTCACGATACGTGTCACAATTAGGCATAAAAAAGACGTTCTACACTTGTAGAATAATAATGTGCCAGCTTAACCTTGATTTCATCTCTAGGAATTCTATTCCCTGTTTCGTACATAGTTAACGCTGAAACGCTAATTCCAATGGCTTCAGTCACTTCTTTTTGCGTTTTCTTTTCAGAAAGACGCAATTTCAAAAGACGTTCTCCAATAGTTTTAGCATCGTTCATTTTATCACCTCCGTTTTTCCTGTCACGTTTTGTGACTAAATTTATAATACCACTTCATTCTCTTAATGTCAACACGTTTCGTGACATTTTTCTAGTTTTTCCCTTGCTATTATTCACGTTACGTGATATTATTTAGATAGTTACTAGAAAGGAGCTTTATCATGCCATTTAACACAATGCTTAAAACACTCAGACTAAAGAAGGGATTAACACAAGGTGAATTAGCTAAATTAACAGGTCTTACGCGAAGCGCAATAGGCATGTATGAATCTGGCAACCGAGAACCCAAATATGAAGTATTGGAATTGCTAGCTGATTTCTTCAACGTTGATATGAATACACTGTTAGACCAATCCGTCACCCTCACCCCCCGCGATGAACGCCAAATCGCCGCCGACCTCGAAAAAATGCTTGCCGACCTCGACAGCAAAAACTCTATGGCTGCCATGGGCGGCACCGTTGAAGATGATGAAGACAGAGAACTCCTGAAAGCAAGCCTGCAGGCTACCATGCGTCTGGCTAAGAAAATCGCCAAAGAAAAATACACTCCTAAAAAATATCGCCACGAAGAGGAATAATATCATGGATATCAAGGCTGCTGTGAAGCAGCTTACACATAAATACAAAACAAATAACCCCTTTGAGCTGGCACAGCTGCTGAACATCATCGTCATGTACGCAGAGCTTGGCAGCACATGGGGCTACTTCACTACTTATAAGCGTTCTAAGTTTATCATCATTAACCAGAACATATCCGAAGAATTGCAAGCATACACCTGCGCCCATGAGCTTGGCCACAGTGTTTTACATAAAGGCGTATCGACGCCATTCCTCAAAGCCCACACCCTTTTCAGCATAGAGAAAATAGAACGGCAGGCCAACACCTTCGCCGTGGAGTTGCTCCTGCCGGATGAGCTGCTGCAGCAGTATCCGGAAACTTCCATCCACCGCCTTGCTGACATGGTCGGCGTGCCGATGGGGCTGGAAGTGCTGAAGAAGTAAAAAATACCGCCAGCGCAAGGCTGACGGTGGAGACATTTTAGTTATAAATTTATGAAAGCGAGGAATGAAGACATGAAAGATGTAAAATTGTTTCAGAGTGCGCAAATTCGCTCCATTTGGAACGATGAAGCCGGAGAATGGTTCTTTTCTGTTGTCGATGTTGTCGGTGCATTGACCGACAGCGCGGATAAATCAGCTTATTGGCGCAAGCTAAAGCAAAGACTGAAGGCAGAAGGTAATGAAACCGTGACAAATTGTCACAGGTTGAAATTGCTTGCAGAAGACGGGAAAATGCGTCTCACTGACACCGCAAATACAGAAGGTATTCTGCGTATTATCCAATCTATCCCC